ACTATGGTTAATTTCTCTCCTGATTTATTTTGACGAAGAAAAATTCCAGTCACAGTTGCATATTGACCACGAACTGGCTGTCTCTCTCCATAAACATTAAAATATCTAAAGATAACAGTCTCCAACCCAAACAGGCTAGAATACATTTTACAAAGAGATTCTCCTGATACTTTGGTAGCAGAATACGGATTTAAACAATCAACAGGCATCGTTTCAACCATAGGTGGATCATTTTTTAAACCATATGCAGAAGAAGTAGAGGAATACAATACTCGTTTTACTCCAGCCTCTCTTGAGCATTGCAAAACTATTCCTGTTCCCAAAATATTTGATCTCAATGCTTTGATTGGGTCTTCTATGCACTGAGGTATTCTAGATTCTGCTGCCATATGAAACACACAATCAACTCCTTGATAAAGATGACGAGTGTGTTCATAAGAAGTAATGTCAGCAACAACATTATATGATTTGGGATTCCAATAAAATTTCTCATTTGATGTGGCTGATTCGTTGTCTATAACCACAACAGAATGACCATCGCTAATTAGTCGGTCTACAAGATTAGATCCTATGAACCCCGCTCCACCTGTTACTATTGCTTTCATATTTCACCTTGCATATATCATTCCCCATCTCTTTTTTCTTTCGGGAACAATGTCACATTTTTTAAAAACATTATCCCATTCATCATATTCTAGATTTGGATTATATTCCATTATTTTTTCTCCAGATCCTTCCCAATGACTATCAGAAGCAAAACGAGTATATCCCAAGTCCTTCAACAATTTAACACAATAGATCGTATCATCAAAAAACTCTTCACACCACTCAAACAAAATAGTTTCGCTTTTTTTACTCATCCCACGGATAGCAAATAATTCTGCTCCTTCTATATCCAATTTAATGATATCTGGATTTCCGTATCGCCTAACCAAAGTGTCAATAGTATATGATTTAACCTTTATCTCTCGTTTAGTGTTATTGAAAAAATATTGATGTCGTATAGCATCAATCCATTTTGGGTTGATAGAATTTATTCCTGGATTTGAATCGCACAAGTACATAGACATTTCGTCAGAATCCACATCGGATACAACTCCCGCAATAAATTCTACATTAGAAATTGGATTTTGACGAAACAACATCTCGTACATAGGATGACCTTCAACCCCAACAACTTTTGAGTTTGGGTAAATAGACAATACTTCTTTTGTAAAATTTCCGTGATTAAAGCCAATATCAAAAATCAACATAGTACATTTACTCCTTATATTGTGGTTACGCCACGGTGCTTAACCACTTCTGATGCACACAAGTTTGCAAATTGTATTGACTCTGTTATGATCTCTGTCTGAAAATATTTTATCACAAGTGCTGCCATGAAACTATCACCAGCACCAGAGGTATCTTTTACATCAACGGTGTTTACAGGATACTGTCTTCCTTGAAACAAACAACCATTACCACCAACAGTATGTATGATCTTGCTGTTTAAAAGTTCACTGATGTGTGGTTTTGAGTTTTTATATTCGTAGTCATTTATCTTGATGTATTTGGCGTGATTAGCCCAACTACCAAGTACCTTTTTTGTATCCAAAAAAACATTAGGATGAATCTTGCAGATGTGTTCTATATCACTCTCTGTTAAGAATCCTTTATTGTAATCAGATATGACTATTAGTTTATAATCAAAATCAATATTCTTGATGTCTACTCGGTCTATATCACTTTCATTATCAACCCGAACAAACATATGGTTGGTATTTTCGTGAACATATCTGGTCTTGGTTATGCTTTGCCAATTTGAATTTGTAAAAATATCGCAATCCATATAGGACTGTATATTTCTTTGTACATTCTTTGCCATGCCCACATTCTCTACCTGATTGACCACTTTTAATATGGGAACAGGAAAATCTGGTGCTAGCCTAGTAGAATCACAATAGACAAATACATCTCTGCAACTTTCGCCAATAATCAAAATGTCTTTCATTTTAACTCTTTCAGGTAGTCACGGTAATCTTTGGTGCAAAATGTAGATCATCAAAAGACAAAACCTCTTCGTGTCTGTCCATATTAAACATTTCCAAAACCTTGTTTATCACATCAACTTTGGTGGGATAGAAAATTTCAGTTAGAGAGGTAGAGGTTGGGCAAGGAACATTAGGTGTGCTTAGTTGTTGTGGTGCTTGTGATAGGCATCTAAAACAGTTAACACAAACCTTTGAAACTATTTCTCCACCAATATTAAACGCAGCGTTTGTTGTATCCAAACACAGTAGTTTACCTGTCTTGCCTATAGAGTTGTAAACGGTGTCGTAATCTATTGGATTGATAGAAACCAAATCTATAACCTCAACACTTATTCCTCTATCCATCAAAATCTTGGAAGCCCTAATAGCATCAACCACACCGTCTCCGTAGGTGACAAGAGTGATATCTTTTCCTTCCACCACAATTCTAGCCTTATCCAAAGGGGTTTCATAGTATTCTTCTGATACCTCTTCTTTTAGACTATACAGCCACCTCGGCTCCAAATAAACAACAGGATTGTTGTCAGCAACAGCAGCATTCAATAATCCCTTTGCTGTTTTTGGAGTAGATGGTATCACCACTTTTAGACCCGAAACATTACCAAATAAAGAATATAGTGCTTGGGTGTGTTGTGGGCCATTTCCCCATTGGCGACCAACTGCAAGTCTAAAAACGATTGGAACGCTATTACCACCACCAAACATGTAGTTCCACTTTGCTGCTTGTGTAACAATTTGATCTATTGCAAATATTCCAAATTCAACTCTTGCATGATGAATAATCGGTCGAAGACCAGTTATGGCAGAACCAACTCCAACTCCAGTGTTGCAAAATTCTGAAACAGGAGTATCAAACACTCTGTTTGGATACTGTTCTTTTAGAGTTCCCATAGTCCCGTCTGCACCATTCTTGTATGATACACCAAGACCCATGACAACCACTCTAGGATCTCTAGCAAGAGACTGTTCTGTTGCTTCTCGTATTGCTTCGGTGAAAGATAGTAGTTTAGTCATGGTAAACATCCTTGTACAAGTCTTCGTGAGGGGGATAGGGAGAAGATACACCAAAATCAATAGCAGATTTTACACTTACATTTATTTCATTTTCTACAGACTCAATCTCTATTTCGGAGTATTCCTTGAGAAGTTCTGTTCTCAAATTTTTAACAGAATCGTGTTTCTGTCTGTCTTCTATCTTGTCTATTTCACGATAACCAATTTTATCATCGCATATAGGAGCACTATGTGCCATGTGTCTAAATGTGATACATTCCAACACAGCGGGTTGCTTGTTTGTCTTGATGTTCTCTATTGCAGTCTTTGCTTTATTGTAAACATCAAAGAAATCGTTTCCATCAGCCTTATAATACTTTGCACCAAACCCATCAACGATCTTTTCAAGATTGTGTGATTCGCTTCTTCTATCTTTTAGTTTGCTCATAACAGAATAAAGATTGTTTTCAACAACCAAAAGTAGTGGCAACTTGAATAGAGATGCAAAATTTATAGTTTCGTAAACAACTCCCTCTTCAGAAGCACCATCTCCGAAGAAAGCCACAGTAATGTTTTCTGAATTGTTTAGTTTTTGCGTAAGTGCCGATCCTGCTGATATTGGAGCAACACTTCCAAGAATTGGTGTCGAACCAACAAAGTTTACAGATCGGTCAATCATGTGCATAGAACCACCTTTACCACGGCAGCAGCCTGTTACTTTGCCTAGAAGTTCGGCTACCATTCTATTTGGATCTCCACCCTTTGCCAAATAGTGTCCATGCGAACGATGATTGCCAAACGCATTGTCTTCGTGATTTAGATTTTCACATACACCAACGGCTACTGCTTCTTGACCGATATAGAAGTGGACAAAACTCATAATCTTGTTTTCAAAATAATGTTTCACAAGATCCTCTTCGATTCTACGAATCAGAAACATTTTCTTATACGCTTCCAACATTTTTTGCTTGTTCATATGATTATCCGTTCAAATGATTCATTCTGACCATGATTCTTCCAGCAATACCCGAACGCAAAGTTTCAACAGCAGTATTTATCTCATCCAAAGAGAACTCATGTGTGATTATATCATCTATGTTCAACATTCCTGCTTTGTGTAGTTTAACATATCTTGCGATATCTTCGTTGGGAGAAGTCTTGCCACCCTGTGTTGCCTTTATAATTTTTCCATTACCACCAAACAAAGAGTTTGCATTCGGAATATTCATAATTTGCCCTGGCTTTGGCTGACCAACCAAAACATATCTTCCTTTATCTGAAAGATATGGAATAGTTGAACTGATAGCATCAGTATTTCCAGTAGTGTCAACAATCACATCAATTTTTGTTGATAGTTCTGTTTGAATATTCTTTATGTTTATGAAATTTGATGCTCCTATTTTCATAATCATTTCTCTTTTTTCTTCGCTGACATCAACTCCGATTATTGGATAGGCACTAGCCATTTTAGCACCTTGAATTAAATTCAGTCCAACGCCGCCACAACCAACAATCATAATACTCTCGCCAAATTTCAAATCAATTTCATTGTTGATTGTCCCCAAAGCAGTAGTCAATCCGCATCCAAGAAGAGCACAAAGCCTGTCATCTGTATCAACAGGAACAGCAGTAAGGCGATTTTCTGACACTATAGAGTACTCGCTGATAGTAGTAACCTTTCCACTCGATATTGTTTTGCCATCAAGAATATAATTTGGAAAAGCAGATTCAATTCCTGCACCAACTCTCCAGTGCATGACAACTTTATCTCCTACTTTCACTCTAGTCACTCCTTCTCCAACAGCCTGAACTGTACCACACCCTTCGTGTCCTAGCAAGTGCGGAAGAAATTTTTCATTACCTTTTAGCCCAGCGATTTCTTGTAGTTGTGCACCACACAAACCACTGATAGAAATCTTGACCAACACTTGCCCCACCTTTAGCGGTGTCAGTTCTACTTCTCTGATTGCCACGGGAGAATTTATACGCTCAAGTACTGCTGCTCTCATATTAAAATTTCCTTTGGATATTTGTAAGAACCAAACAAGTCAACCACATCATAACCAATTAACGGTCTTGCATAACGATGAATATAAAATTCTGAATTGAGTATCATCATATCCACCATGAACGCAAAACAACTTTCAATACAATGAACCGACTGTGCCTTTTCTATCAGCAAAGAATAATCAAAAATACTTTTGGTTAAACCATCTTTCGGTCTAATCACTCTCGTGCCTTTGGGCAATCTCTGCTCGTTTATCGCAAATCTAGAATCATCGTGTACAAAAATATAAGGTTCATTTATATTATAAGTATTGTATAGTTCTTGTTCTCTATGAGAGTCTCGCTTATAGTAAAAAGAAGTCCACTTTTTTTCAAATGGTATTCTATGTTGCAGATAAAAGTTTCTTTCAAAACTTATGCTCTTGTCTTCCCAAGAAAAACCAATCAAAAATAATTGGTCAGAAGATAGATTATTGTTGATAAAGTTTATAGCACCGGCATCGTCACATTCTATGAAATTAAGATTCTTTAAATCTTTATACATCTGCGAAACAGAAACCGCATTATGCGGCTTAACAAACATATAATAATTTTGTGCCGGGTTAATTATATTACGAACAAGACCATTGCATATCAAATGATCTCCAAGACCCATGTGTTGATATATGAATTTAGAATTCCAAATGTTCATCTAGGATCTCGGGTGTGAACAATAAATTGGTGTTCCTCTTTGTTTTCTCCGTGCTGAACTCCCCATTGCGTTGGATCAGGTAGTATAGTGATATCGTGCTTCTTTGTCAATAGGCTCCATATGGATTGATCGTGCCTATGACCTTTGAAATTTGGTTCTTCCCAACCGTCTTTGTTTGGTGTATCTGTAACAAAGTGCGGATTAGTTGCTATTTCCAAATACTCTGATACTATTCTTTTTGCATCATCTGTCCCACGAAAACACATAAAACTAGCCATCCTCTGTGGAGTATCAGAATATTTTGCATCTGTCATGTCCATATACTTCAACAAGTCTCTCTTGGTGTATTCTTTTTCTATATGACTACCAGCCAACTTAAATGCTATGATACCACGAGGATCAGATTTCACAGCATCAAATATGGGTTCCATCCTTCTGATAAAAATAGAACCAGAGTCAGCATAAAAAAGAATATCTGTTTCTGATAGGGTATTCAAAGTTCTCTTGATGAAGTACGGCTTCCACAACCAGTATCCAGCACCACGCTTTTGTGATAGGATATCCGAATGAACAATACTAAAATAGGATTCAATGTCTGCTGCTCCCATCTGATAAACAACATTGAATCCTGCGGCTAGACCACTTTGGCTGTTCTTGAATTGGGATTCCAAGAACTTGCCATTTGCATAGTTTAAAAGAACTCTCATTGTTGTGATTGAGGAACCAAAGACTCGGTTGTTTTTGAATTATAGATGTACATGTGCATTGGTTCAGGAATGTGGTACTCGGTCTGAACCTTTGGATACAGCCTCATAAGCCAATCAATGTCTTCTGTAGACTGTCCGTTAGCACCGTACATGGGACGGAACTCTTCGCTCTGTGCAATTTCACGCCGCCACAAACACATATGGTACGGAGGACGCTTGATGTCTCCAAGCAATCCCTCTTCGTTTCTCCACAACTGTCCATGAGGATTGCCAATTCCAAAAGACACATTCATTGGCTCTCCGTCAAGAGAGCAGAATTGGTCGAATGAGATGCAATCAACTGTTGGATTTTCTGTGGCAGCAGTCAGCAGAGCATCAACATAGTTGTTTGCTATGCCGTCATCATCGTCCATGAAACACACGAACTGCCCACGAGCAGCCTGCAACAGCACATTACGCTTCTCTGAAATGCTTTGGGATTTGTTATCTGTCAGGACTAGAATCTCTACAGATCGACAGTTGCCCAACTGCCCTTCCAACTTTTTCATCAGGGCAGTAACAGACTCGGTTCGTGATGGAATAGACAGTATCAAAATACTAATTAAGATTTCATTTGACGGTACTGGCATATTATTCTCCTATTTTTTCCACTTGGTACACCCAACACCCTTCACCAAAACCATCATCATATGATGAAAATCCAACACCATATTGGTCTTCGTATTTTCCTTCGCCTACTCCTATTGTGTCGTGAACTGCTCTACGAACATCAGAACACCATCCGTAATCGTGACCAGCCAAAACTCCAAGATTCTTTAGTTTTGGCAACCACGCTTTAATGTCGGCAACAACTGAATCATAACGGTGATCGGCATCAATGAAAACAAAATCAAGAGAACCGTCTTCGTATAAATTTGCTGCTTTGACAGAATCTTCTCTTACTGGAGTAATCACATGAGAAACTGGTTTTATATTGCTTAAAAACTTCTCGTATAGATTTCCATTCTTAACATAGGTGTCATTTTGGTGTCCGTCTTCTGTGACACTCCCCATCCAAGTATCAACACAATCAAATTTTATTTTCTTTCCAGAATTGTGTATTTCTACTGCCATGTAAGCAGACGATCTTCCTTTCCAAGAACCAACCTCTACAAAATGACAATCATCAGAAAAAAGTTTAACTATTTCAGAATATAGTCTAGGAAAAGTAAAATACCCTTCTTCAAAACAAGAGTCTGTCCAGTAGTGATCTATTTTAGGCTGTTGTTGCTGCACCGAACATTACCTCCATATCAAAGTTCTTGGCTTTACGAGCCTCAAAGGTCTTACTGTCCACATCGTACATGTCCTTGTTTTCATTACGAGCATGGAGAGTGTCAAACGGCTCGTTTGTCCACTCGTGACGAATAATGCAGAAAGGAGCGATTGCCAACTTGCCTAGACGGTGGCACACTTCTGTCTGCTCGTTATCGCAATACAGAGACTTGTATTCAGGGTTGTAGATATAGCCAAACTGCTTGTATAGAGGGAATCCCATGACAGTCAGAGTCATAAGCATGTCTTCTTTAGGACGCAGACCGTCCCAAAACTTGATTGCCCCACTGAAATCAGGAAAGGCTTGCTCAAAACATTGAAAAATTATTTCATCGTAACCCATCTGCTGCGGATTCATGTCGTCTGAAGCAAGCAGTAGCACATCACCGTCTTCGCCTTCCATGTCTGCGTTACAGGCTTCAATCTTACTCTTGGAGTTGCCGTAGCAGTACTTGATGTCGGCATTACGCTTGCGAGTCTCAAACCACTCTCGCATAGCGTCGTTGTTCATGGTGGCATCGTCTGCGTCCATGCTGACAACAAAACGAACATCATGTCGTCCACTCAAGAAAGTGAGATAGCGGGTAAAGACCGTCTTGAACTTGTCAGGGCGATTACGGGTTGGAAACTTTATCACGAGTCTGCTCATTACGAATATCTCCTTTTTATTCTTCGGGCTTCTGTCCCGACTTGCTGCGTCCTATGTGGTATTTAGGACACAGTTCCCACTCTCCCTTTTCTTTATGTGGAAGAATCTTTATTTTGTTTAGCGGAACCTTGTCCACAATCTTTTCCTTGTTTACAATCTTGAGCAACCCCCACTCCTCAAGCAGACACGCGATGGTATTACGCCGTCCAATGTCTTCGGAGTCAATAGAGGTGGGTAGATCATCAAGTGCAAACATTTCCTTGAAGTGGACAATGTAGTACTTGCCACGCTTGTGAAGAATATGGCAAGACTGCCACAACTTCTTTTCTTTACGAGATGATACCCCGATACGGGTCAGGGTTTCACGAACCTTTAGAAAGTCATCAGGCTTTGCGATTGTGACTTCTAGCAGGTCTTTAGGTTCAAGATCAATATACCGTTCGTTTGGTTGTTCCATGCCTATTCCACTTTCTATAAAATTTACGACACGGAACTATTTATTACTCTACGCTTTTCCACCTTTGGAAACTGATGCCACAATTTCAGCCACCTGTTGGGGGGATAGAACGGTCAAAGCCTCCCTAGCCTTCTTGGCAGAGAACCCGTAATATTCAATTAGGGCTTGAACCCGCTCATCACTCTCCCGCTTCAGCCACTTGGAGAACCGCTTACGCTTCCGAACGGCTCCACGAAGAAAGTCAAAGTGCATCTTGGGGTCAATGTGGGCACGGGTATTCATTTCATTTACAGCGAAAAGGGTGTCGGGAAAGTACGACAGACACCGCCCAACCACGAACGGGGGATACGAGGTCTTGCCCCACTCGGGTGTATCCATCAACGGCTCTTTGGTTTCGTTGATGGCTTTCAAATAATCAGTCAGTTGGTGGCTCACTTAAACTTGCACTCCATCATTAGTTGAACCATGCAAGCCGCAAGATTGATCTCTGCGTCTGCTGCGAATGCTGCCTTGTATTGGTAGTCTGCAAGAATCAGGATGGCTTGAGGAATGGAACCGCCTTCAAGATTCTCGTACAGAGAGTCGTAAACTGTTCTAAACAAACGAGTTGCGTCATTATCAAGGTTCTCTACCACCCACTTACGGACTCCTGCAAAATCCTTGCCCTTCATGCACTTCATAAGTTCCTTGACCTGAACATCGGCAATAGAGTTCAGGATGCCTACATCAATCTTGCCACAAGCAGAATACCGCTGAAGTTCATTGATGGTTCGGCGGAAGTCGGGGAAATACTTTCCGACCAATTGAGCCACCACCTTCTGATCGTATTCTATACCCTCCCGCTTCAGAATGTCTTCCGCTCGCTTCAGGAACTTGACAGCAAGTTTAGGCTTTTCCTTGCTAGGGATTCGGAAATCAATACAGGTGCATCGGGAATGCAAAGGCTCAATCACCCTGTTCTTGAAATTACAAGTCAGGATGAATCGGCAGTTGCCTGCAAACTCTTCAATGAATCCGCGAAGGGCGGGTTGAGTGGACTGTGCATTGGAATAGTCAAACTCGTCAAGGATGACCACCTTCTTTGCCCCATCTGTAAGGGAGACAGTAGAAGCAAACTGACGAATCTTGGTGCGGAGGGTATCAATATTACCGTCCTCCGAACAGTTAATCATCAACCAATCACAACCAAGATCGTTGCACAGAGCCTTGGCAACTGAAGTCTTTCCACAGCCTGCTCCTCCAGAAAGGAGTAGATTCTGTGGTTCCTTCCGATGCACCATTTGGGTAAACACATCCTGCGTGTCTTGCGGCAAGATGCACTCGTCCACGCTTTGCGGACGATAACGCTCAACCCATAGCCCCTTCACGGATTCATTTGTTTTCATAAAGCCTTTCAGGCAGAGTAACTGGAATCAGAATGATTTGCAATCCAATAGGTTAGTGGCTCGTTCTTGTTGGAGAACATACTGATTCCCTTTTCAGAAATCTGCACACGGTAGTCTCCAGACATGATCTTGAGATTATCCACATCCATGATAAACTCAAATTCTGCACCTCCGTCGTAATCTGCAACCACCAGTGAATAATCATTGGAAGTCACATCCTCCTTGTCACGAGCCACAATCTGAATGCTCTTGCCGTCTTTTGACGGTTCAACACACAGGTGCTTGACCTGTAGAACTGCTGCTGCCTTCAGGAGTTCAGAGAAATCCTTTGAGGACAGATCAAATTCCACAACAGGCTTGGGCATGGACACCTTCTTGCTGGTGTGGTGCACCAACTTTTCATCACAGTAGTAATACTTTACTGTTGACTTGCCGTTCTTGATGGCAATGTAGTTCTGCTCAAAAGAAAAATCAGGGTCTTTGAACAGACTGACTGTGCCAAGAAACTTGTTCAAATCGTAGATAGAGAACTGCTTGGTGAACTTCTCGTCCACCTTTGCTTCGGCTACAATTGTCTTGCCTGTGGACAGAGTAGTGATAGTGTTACCCACATTCACCAACAGTCCGGGATTGATAGCAGAAAAGTTCTTGAGAATATCAAGAGTTCGCTTGCTGATCTTCATGGTATCAGTCTTCGTTGCTGTAGTCGTCATATCGTCCCTTTCGTCCAGAATTGATATCATTCACCCAATCACGCAATTGCTGTCGGTCAAAACTCTTCTTTCCCCGCCGCTTCTTGTTTCCTGCGTTTTTACGAGCCTTCTTTGCTGCACGGTCGTAATCGTCCCAACTTGGCTTGCTCTCCATCAAAAGTCTCCTATATCTGAAATGAGGTTCTTGAGTCCTTTGCTAATCATATAGTTCAAAATCTTTGAACGATTAGCGGTAAACGGTTTACGCCACTCCTCCATGATACGCTCTTGGTATTCTGGCGGAATGCACAGATGCGAGATAAGTGTCTCGTTTCTGTTCCAATTGGCTGCAACGGCATCAGGAACCTTGCCGCTTTCAGCCCAAGACTGTTGCAATTCTTCAAGACGCTTACGGGTCACAGGCTTCTGCCGCTTGCCGTCCGTCACAAAACAATCGTCTTCGGACAGCACATTAGGCACACCGTCTGAAGAATCGCCTTTCACGATATGCTCAAAAAGAAAAGTCTTTGGATTGTCAACCGTCACGAACTTCTTCTGCATGGGCGAGTACTGTTTGACTCCATTGTAGATTTGCAGTTGCCCAAAGTCCTTGTCTCCACTCAAAATCAGAATAGGTTCCTGCTGATGCAGGTTTCGTGCAAGCACCGCAATCACATCGTCGGCTTCGCACCCTCTCACGGATAGGTTCTTGTACGGGAACACTTCACGCACCTCTGTGCGAACGGTGTCCATAATTTCGTAGAATCGCTTCCACATGTCGGGATTGTCCTTGCGAGCCTCACGACGAGCAGCCTTGTAATGCGGGAAGAACTTGCGTCTCCACGAATACTCGCCACCCTGCCCTTCTTGGCACAGGACAAGTTCACCGTATTCCTTGCCGAACCTCTTGCGATACATGCGATAGGTGTTCAGCACCATATGACGAATCAAGGACTCGTCGGTGTAGTCCAAGTTACGCTGTGCGAACAGGGACGACATAATCACTTGGCTGTTGTCTACGAGAATCATAGTGTCTTTAGCAACAAGCAGTGCTTGTTGATCCTTCCTGTTGGAACGAGTGCTGTGGTCTTCATGTCTTCAAGTGCCTTGAGCATTCCTGCGGACTTCTTCAACCACTCTTCCCACTTACGCACCGTCTTTTCATAAGACTTGGACTCGTCCCATCCTGTGATGGTTGACCCCTTGACACCCAACCCCAACTTGGGTTCGGCAGCAGTGAACACGATAGCCTTGTGGGTTTTGGTGTTGAACACAACGAGTCCTTGAGCACCAATAATACCACGAGGATCGACTGACTGCAAGCCACTTTCGGTCTTTTGGCAATACTTTAAACGCTTCACCGCTTTTTCAGGATTTACCTTACGGGGCTTGCGGGGTTTACGAGCCGCCACCATGCCACTAATTTTTACATTCGTGGTTGCAACTGCTTCTTCAAATATTTCAATCAGCCGCTTCTGTGCGGGTCTTTTCAAATATGAATACCCTTCGGCAAGGTCAGGGTCGGTTTTATAATATGCAGAGTGCATCTCTTCCATTGCAACCATTAGCCTGTCACGCACAATGATGGCTGTGGGGCGGGTCATGGGCTTGGAATCAATCCAAGAGGCTATAGCGGGCTTATAACGCTTGCTGCCTGCCCCTGTGAAGGCTTCGTCAATCAGGGGTTCTAGTTCTGAAAGGGTGTCATCAGCCTTTGCACGAACACGATCTTGAATATTGGGAGTGTCATCGTCCGCAGGTGCAGCCGAACGGGCTTCGGTCAGCAGTTCGCTGATGTATTTTTGAATTCCTGCCTGCTGCTCGTCTGTCCACACGAAACCCCGAGACTCCATGCGGCAGTACGGGCACACAAGACGCAGACTGCTCTTGGACGCACGAGACACCATCTTTGCGTCTTCCTTGCGTCCCTTGCCCACCAACCACTCGCTGATCCACTTTCGTGCGTCTGATGGGGAGAAGGACTGGCGGTAGAAATACATTCCCCGATCCAGTGCTTTGGCACGGGCTTCGTCCGACGCAAAGTCTTCAGGAGTGAACAGCGGCTCGTCACCGCCATTCAAGATTCGCTGCACTCGTTCTTTGGATAGTTTCTTGCTCATGGTGTGCATAGTCTACTAAAGTTGTTCACCTTCTTGAATGTAAGTATGTTGGCAAACTTGTCAAGCAACTGGTCAGATTTGTGGCTAATTACGAATACATTATTTGCTGCACCCATATTTTGAAGAATTTTTATCACTTCTTCTGTGCCTACACCGTCCAGTGACGAATCAAATACTTCGTCTAGAATAAGCAGATTGGTGTTGGCTGAATTCTTCATTTTGGCAATGTCCCGCCACGCCAACAGGAGCGACACATCTATTCGTAACTTTTCGCCTTCACTAAAGTTTTCATACGAGAACTCGTCACGGTGGCGGCTCTTGATGATTTCCACAAAGTCTTCGTTCAGGGTGAACTGTGCAAAGAAGTCCATAGACACCAAGTATTTGTTGATGATTTTATTGAGAGCAGGGATATACTTCTTGATAATCTTTCGCTTGATGCCGCTGTCCTTGAGCAGCACGGTGGCAATCTCCATTGTGTGGAGGTCTTCCACGATTCCCTTACGCTCGTCTTCTTTGGCTTCCTGACTGGTTTGAATGCCTTCTAGTGCGGTTCGTTCAGCCGCAATGCTGTCACGCTCCGCTATGGTCTTGGTCTGCAAGTCCCGCAACTGCTTGATGTATTTCTTGGAAGCAGCAATGGCTGAATCAGTTTTAGCCACTTCGGTTTCCTTTGCGGATACCGCTTGCGACTCCTTGACCAACACCTCCAAGTTTGCCTTTTCTTTGGAGATAAGTTCCTCAATCTTGGTGATGGCAGTCTGTAGTTCGTCTTGACGAGCAGTCTTCTTGGCAATCATGTCGTCACGGAAAGACTGCGGAAGGTCGTGCTTGCACACAGGGCAGTCTTCGTTCTGCTTGTAGAACTCACTTTCTTCCTGTGCCTTTTTGATGTTGCTGCCCATCTGCTTTCGGAGAGAAACCATTTGGTTCAGGGAGTCACGCTTGGCTTCAACCGCAGCGGTGTTAGCAGTCATAGCGGAGATAGCCGCCTGCAACTCGTCTCGCTTCTTTAGCAGTTCGTCAAGAGCGGCTTGCTCTTCGTCCTCTTGGGAACGGTACGACTGTAGTTGCGAATCAGACTTCTGCTCAATCTTGGAAATCAAGTCTTTCTTGTGTTCCACCTTGAGTTTCAGGGTGCTGATTTCACTTTCCACGCCACGCAGGGTTTCCTTTGCGTCTTGCAGACGGGACTTCAGCACATCGTTCATCTTGGAGAACACATCAATGTCCAACAGGTTTTCCACTATGCCTCGTCTGTCTCCCGCAGGCAGACGCATGAACGGCACATAGTTGGTGGAACCAAGAATCACCACCTGACAGAAAGTTTTGTAGTTCATCTTGAGAATTTGTGTTTCAAGTATTGCTTGGTAGTCCTTGGCATTGGCAGTCTGCTCTACAGTCTTGCCGTTCAGTTCCATTGCAAAAACCTTGGGAGCCAAGCCACGAGTCACCTTGTAAGCGTTGCCATTCACGGTGAACTCTATCTCTACAAGGCAGTCCTTGCCGTTGATGGAGTTGACAAGTTGTGGCAGGTTCACACCACGATACGGCTTTCCGTAAAGCACAAAGGTCAGAGCATCCAACAGAGTGGTCTTGCCTGCACCGTTCTCGCCACAGATCAGCGTGGTGGGAGACTTGTCCAACCGCACCTCTGTGAAAGTATTGCCTGTGCTCAACAGGTTCTTCCATCGGATTTTTGTAAACTGAATCATTGCTGTTTAGTGTTTTCCAGTGCTTGGGTTTCAGCGTACAGTTCACGCAGCAGGGTCTTTAGCCGTGACGAGTCCACATTCTGTAGCCCGTCAATCTCACGATTTATAATCGTAATGGTGTCCTCTGTCAAGTCCACATTTTCTTCGGCTACGGTTTCAGGAGCCAAGTCTTCAATCACCGTGACTGTCTGTGGTTGGTGTGCGTAGAGGGAGTCCACAAATTTCTCAAACAGATACGGCTTGGTCTTGGTTTCCACCACAACCCGCACAAACTTGCCCTTGACCCGTGCTTCTTCTACTTGGATTGGTGTGGCTGGATCAGCGTCTTTGTCGTTGTAGCGGAGTTGGGTAAAGATGGTGTACGGATTGGGAACAAACTCCAAGTCGCCTGTATCGGTATCCAGTACATGGAACCCCTTCTTGTCACCGTAATCGTTCATGGTGATCTGATACGGGCAACCCAAGTAGTGCACATTGTCTCGGCTGTGGCGGCAATGGAAGTGTCCTGTATACACCGCAGAGTACCGCTTGAACAGGTCAGCGTTCATGCCGCCGTCAAACGGTGTGTTCTTCAGCACATTGAATCCGTGAAGTTCAAGGTGTCCACACAAGATATCTGTGGGTGCGGTGCGAATAAAATCAAGACACTCTGCTTCGTTTTCTTTGTTAATCCAAGGCACTAAAGCAAGTGGTCGCCCGTCAAATTCTTGAATTGTGGGCTTCTCGTGAATCACAAACTTGTCCGAAAACAGTTCACGAAGCGAATTCACATTACTCGTATTCTTGTAGAAGATGTCGTGGTTGCCAAGAATAACATGGAACTCTGCACCTGTCCGTTCCAATCGCTTCACAAACCCTTCACGCACCGCATTCAAGGTGGAGAAGTTCACAAACTTTCGGCGGTCTAAAAAATCACCCAAGTGGAGGATATGTGACGGCTGATGGGTTTCCACCCACGGGAAAAACACGCGGTCAAAGAACCGCATGAAATACTCCATGAATATCGGAGAATCGTTTCGTGCCCCAAAATGGGTATCAGTAATGATGGGGAGTTTCACTTCTTGCTCTTTACTTTTTTCTTCGTCTTCTTTGGAGTTTCGGTTTCAGCCTTCTCTGGCTTCTTTTCAAAATTGTGAATGTCTGTTTCGGTAAGCACAGACGGCTTGTTGTCCTCTCCACTCAAGTAGTTCTCACGAAACCACTTCTTCAGCGTAGAGTCAATATCTGAATTTTCAATCTTCTTGAGTTTGATGTACGCTTGCTTCTTCTCTTTGGATATACGGCGAAGAAAAGCGTAGTAAATGATCTGCGTGAAATACGAAAACGGATTCTTGGACTTGCGTGGATTAAAGTTGTACGCATACAGCAGGCAATTTTCTATTCCATCCGATATCATCTCTTCACGATACGGATAGTTTATAAAATTGGGCTTGCGTGATAGGCGGTCAGCAATAGCCATGAAACACTCACCGATATAGGTGGTTACAGGTGGGTGTGGCTTGCCTTCTTTTTCAGCCGCCTTCACGAGCGTTTTCCACGCTTTCATCTCTTCGAAAAAGCGTTTGTTGTCAATATAATGATCGTTCTTTTTAGCCATGATGTCCTTTCATTACGAATAGTATCACACAATCACACTTTGTCAAGCACTGTCTTGGGGATTTTCTCCGGTGAGTCCGTCCATGTAGTCTTTCAAGAATGGCGACCAATCACCCAAACGGTTTCCGTAGTGGGGGTCTTTGGCTTGCTCGCCTGTGGGCGGTTTCCACTCGCCTTTGCTTTTTGACGGCTTTTGTTTCTTGGAAACTGACGGTTTCTTTTTCTTGGGCTTGAACATAGAATCCATCATTTCAATGTCCATGAAGTCTTCCATGCAGTCTTTTAAATAATCCATAATTCCATTCTCTATCCACTCGTTTATCATATCGTTGGGAACAGAGAAACTGAACAGGATTCCCTTTTGTTGTGGGGGAAACATTGGAGGAAACAGAGGTCGTTTATTTCCTTTTGGTGGTTTTGGAGCGTTTGCGTCTTCAGGAAATTCTGGTTTCTTGTCCACAGGATCATCCAGTTTAGGAATACCCATAGACTCCAACAGGGCATCTAATTTCTTTAATTCTTCTTCTGTGGGTGGGGGAATAACGGGATCAATGTCAGGTTCAATCCCTCCTGTTCCACTAGCCTTAAAAGTGTCTTGTGCATCTGACTGTGTGAAATATAACTTCTCTATATCTGGATCAGGTGTTAATTCTAAAAGAACAAACTCTCGTGGAATATCCACCTTGAGTTCTGTTGCACCACCAAGCCAATCTGTAAAATATAGCACACTCTTTTTCATACCAGTGAACGGATCAGTCACCACAGAATAGTTCATTTTCATGGGGCGTTCCAGCGTGAACTTACCACGAGGGCGGGCGGCTACTTTGGCAATGATTTCTTCACCGCTACGCAGTTTGAAGACTCGGAGTTTAGACTTCTTGGCTCTCATTCCGTTTCTCCTATCTTGATCTTCACCACCTTGTGAGTGAATCCTTCTGATTCGTATATTTTCAAACGCTCTTCCATGTGCCGCATTGTGTGGTTTACCCAAGATTTCCACGAGAGATCGTCACCGATATCAAATAGTCTAGCAATGGACTTGTTCTCGGAGACTCGTAACTGCCTGCCAATGCTCTGCAATACTCGTATTCGGGACTTTGAGGGAGAAGCAAACACAATATTGTTGAGTCTGCGTATGGAGATGCCTGTGCTGAATGTTCCATAAGAAGCCACTATAACTGCGTCAGACTCCTGCTCAACGATCTTGCGTATCTCTTCTCGCTCTCCCGCTTCTGTGCCTCCGTATACAAAGAACACTTTACGAGTGGAGCCTACACGCTCGCTCACTAACTTATGTAGTTCTGTTCCGTGTCCCTCAACAAATTGAAATAATACAAGTGTGTTGCCTTTTAATTTTTGGCACATGTCTGCGATGAACTCGTTTCGTCGTTGTGAAGAAATGATCCACTTGATTTCGTCTTGGTACTTGGCTCGCTTGACTGCAAGTCTGTCTTCTGCGGGATAGTTCAACACCAAGCAATCAATTTTTAGATCGCTGAGAATTTTCTTCTCCATGAGTTCTTTGGTCTTGGTGACTTCATACGCACGACCAAATAGCCCTTCAAGTACAAGGCGATGCGTCTGTGTGCCGTCTAGTGTGCCTGTTGTACCTACACGGAACGGGCATGTCTTGAGTTTGGTCATAATAGAGGTAAGCGATTTGGCTTTGAATAGGTGAGCCTCGTCACCAACCACCGCACCAAACTGCTGAAAATATTTTTCGTTCTGCTTGAACACGCTCTGCCATGTGGAAATGACCACACGCTTGTCTGTGGTCTTGCTTGCACCGGCTAGAATCTTGTGGCAGTTCTGATTTACCCGCCAATTGTTGTCATACGAGTAATCAATAAAGTCAGAATACATCTGCTCTACGAGAGACACCGTAGGCACAAGAATGAGTATCTTTTTATCTTTTGGAATCTTGTCCAAGTAGTAGCGGATAAGCGAGTAGATAATGAGACTTTTGCCGCTTCCTGTGGGAGACAGGAGCAAGCACCGCTCTTTCTCTATGGCGTGATGCACGGCATTTATTTGGTGATCGTGGGCTTGGGCTTTCTTGCCACCCACACAAACCTGTAAGAAATCCTCTATAAATTTTCTTACAGTTTCAGGTGTGGTTTTCACCTGATTGGTCATGGGCATGGCAATACTGTAACCACGCTCTTGGGCAAACTTCTCAATATATTCTGCAAGCCCGCCGTATATCTGTTGTGTGTGGATGTTGTATAGACATATCTCACCGTTCCACATACGGGAACGGTACGCAGGCATGAACTTGTAACCGGGAACTTTAAATGTAAAGTAATCAGCCAACTCTTTGGCTATACCACGCTCGCATCCAACGCGAAGCCAAACAGAGTCAACTATACTCACATCAAGATCCATCATTACTTTAAATTTTCTGGAAAAAATAACTGCCCACCAAATCTAATATTCCTGTCGCTCTTTATATCTCCTGCCCATCCAACCACATCAACACCAGAATCAATCATCATTTGTATTCCGTATGATACACTCTTTTCCCATTCGGTAGAAGTTCTTTCTACCAATCGTCTAAAAGTCACAACTCTTTTTATTCCAAATTCTATTATTGCACGAGCACATTCAGAACACGATGCCCATGTCGTATACATGTGCAATCCACTGGTTGGTAGATTGTTCTTTATCGCTTTAAAAATAACAGAGCGTTCTGCGTGTTCTGTATAGAAATTTTTGTGATCTTGCACGGTGTAAGAACTAGGCATCCGTATTGATTGTGGTATTCCGTTCCAAGAAGATACAACAATACCACCATTAGGAATAACCAAAGCAGATCCAACTTGAGTTCGTGGATCTGTAGAGTGGTGTGATGCTATTTTCCAAACATCCTGAAGATACATTCTATCAATCCACCAATTTGTGATATCTTCTCTCAGAAGTTTACTGTCCATTAACAAATTTTCTCCAATCAATAGCACACCTTATTTTCCAGTGTCGATTGTTTAGTTCTTTAACTATCTCTTCTAGAAGCCCTATCTTTTCTTTTTGATAATACATTTTCTGTCTAGATTTTACGATATCAGGATCAGCATTCAGGTACATATCCAAATCGTTACGCAAAATCTTTAGGTTGAACGGCTCCCATCCTCTTGCTGCTAATTGTTCTTCGCTCATTTTACCTGTATAATATTCCCACTTGTCCCGTAAGATTACGGCTGCATCGTTTTCATATTTGGCAAGCATGAGTCTTTCCTCCATAAGAAAGTTCATGTACTTGCTGTGCAATTGTGGAATACGCAACGATTCTGCGTCTAGGGCAGAATCGTCAATTCGTGTATCTTTTTCTATCTCTTTTCTGATGTCATCAAGGGTCATAAACAAATCTCCGTTGGAGGAGTATACACCAGATTCAATAGAAGTCAAGACCGTAAACTTGTCTCTTGGCTCAAAAATATTACAGAACCTCTACTTCATAACTGCGGTATTTAAAAGTGCAGTTTGCAACAAATGGTTCAGGATCAATCACCGCAGAGTTAAAGTCTATAGAAGACAGAGTGCGTGGGTATATGTCGTAGAATCTGATTCCCAGTTTAGGATTCTTTGTAGAATTCAAAATAATAAGATCTGCTGTGGTGGTATGAGTATTAGACGGTTTGATCTCGTTATAATTTTCCACATTAGTGGACTGCCGCATCCAATTAAATATTTCAAGCCAATTGCCCATGTTCTCGTCCACCACGAATCCCACAGTTAATTCATCAAAGTCTAGTTTGGACGGACGAGACACCTGAACAAATGGTGTAGGCATGATTACTTCGCTCATGGTCACGGTCGGTAGCGACACAGTTTGGCAGAAATAAGACACTTTTGGCAGTTTGGCGATACTGAACCGATAATAGGTCGGTAGCAGAGGATTCATGTATTGAGGGTAACGACTGAGTATGTTACTCTCAATTTCTGAAAGATTAAATGGTTCGCCTTTAGCCATGTAATAGTATTTAGACACCAAAAGAAAAGGGGGAGAGGTTTGACCCTCTCCCCCAAGTCTTCAGTTTACTTCAACTATTACGATGCAACGCCGTGTAGGTTGTCTACGCGGAAGATGCGGTAGTAACGGTTGCTGCGGGTCGCTAGACGACCACCACCAGCAACACTACCTTCAGCGAAGGGGTTCGCAACCATGCCGTAGCGGGTCTTGAACGCAATCTTGGGCTGGAAGGTAGAAGTGTCAACGGCTCGCATCATCTGTAGCGGAACATACGGGCAGTAGAATACGCCTGCATCGTATGGGCTGGTTCCCTTGTAACCAACCATTACAAAGTTAGCACTTGCAGAGGTGCTATCAATGTAGGGGTCAATATAAACCTTGACCTTACCGTTGAGTGTGCCAGCAAAAGTATTGCCAGTATCATCAACATCAAGGCTGACATTTAGTGCAGGGCTGATGTTGAGGAATCCACCCATTGCGAGAGCAGAAGCAACATCTGCCGAGCAGATGATGAAGTTGCCCTTGCCACGACGGGTATCCTTGGCGATCTGGTTGCACTCACGCTCAATCTGGAACATGAGTCCACGGAACTTCTCAGCACTCCAACGACCGTCAGAGTCCTGAACAAGATCGTAGACACCACCAACGGTGGTAGAACCAGCAGAAGTTAGACCGCCAACTACAGTGTTGTAGTACAGGTCGCTTTGCTGTGCTCCGAGACGAGCGGTACGATATAGAGTGCGAACTACTTCTCGGTTGATTTCAGCAAGAATTTCAGTGCTGAGAATGTTGGCGAGTTCGGTTTCGGCATCAAGACCGTGAACTGCCTTGAGGTCTTGAGCGAGTTCAACGCTGTAGGATGCAGCAAGAGCACGAGTGTTAGCCTGTACAGCCACACGCTCAATGCTGAAGCCCATTTCTTGCGGAGTAACACCTTCGCCAACACTGGTGCTCATACCAATACCTTGAGTCAAACCAACATTAGAAGTTGCTCCACCAAGTGCTGGAAGACCCAAGAATGGATCAACAAATCCATAGGTTCCGCCTAGAGCACCAGTTAAACCCTTACCAATAGCACCACCAGTGTGACCGCTGAATGAAGAAGTAGCAGTACCACCTGCGAATGCAGAATCAGCCTCATTGAAGAAGGCTTCTGCACCGTGTACGCCTGCGGCTTCTCCCTGATTACGGTACTTGCTACGCATTGCGAAGATTAGACCGGTTGGAGCAGACATGGCTTGAACGCCGCAGATGTCGTATGCCATTAGGTTTGGCATGGCACGACGAACGAGTTGGATCAGGATGGGGTCGTAACCCTTGATGTTGCCTTCGTTACCAACTACGGGCGACATACCGTTACCAACATTGTTGCCGTTTTCTGCGAGCATTTGCTGACGGACTGCCTTCTCCTGATTCTCTAGGAGGGTAGCAGTTACCGCACGACGGTGCGGATCAGCGATTGGGGCCATATCGGCGTGATCTAGAACGGGCTTCCACTTGCGGAGAGCCTGTTCAGTTAGCATCTTGTTCTCTTCCATTGTAGTGACTCCTTTGTTTGAAAACAGTCTGGATTAGACTGGAATGTGTTAAGAAAAAAGTAAATTAGTCCTGTTTCTTGCTCATGGACTTGAGGTACGCCTCCATGAGCGGAGAAGCCTCGGAACCTTCCTCGTAGGACTCTTCAAGAGACTCCTCTTCGGTAGCGGTTTCGGTTACGGTTCCGATCTTCTCAATGTTCTCGCGGAGAACAGAGAGTTTTTCGGCAAACTGCTCTACCGAATCAAACTCCACGCTCTCAGCGAGTTCACGGAGTTTCTGGGTTTCGGTGTCGGTTAGTCCTTCAGCCATTTCGCGGAACAGGAGTTCGCAACGGAGTTGTTCGCACTCTTCGTTGATCTCCATGTTCTTGGAAACCTGCTCGTCTAGTTCGCTCTTTAGGCTTTCAAAATCCTCAACGGTGGACTCAAACAGATCAAGTTTCTCTTCGGGGATTTCAATGTAGGACTCGGCAAACACGCTGCGGAGTTTCTCAATGAATCCCTCGGTGATCTCGGTGCGAAGACCGTTGGCTACAGCGAGACGATTCTCCTGCATCCACTCTTCCACCACATAGTTGAGATACTCATCAATACGCTCAACCATCTCTTCGGTAACTGCAAGGGTGTGCTCTTCTAGGAGAGTCTCGTACTTGCCCTGTAGTTCTTCTTCGATCTGGCTGGTGCGAGCAGCGAGTTGAGCCTCAAACAAGGTTGCAGCCTCGTTCATAAACTCTTCGCTGAGTTCCTTGCCAGCGAACAAGGTTTCGATGCTCTCCTTCATAGAGGGCTTCTCAATCTTGGCACTGGCTGCGCTTGGCTTGGGCTTGATTGTTCCCATGTTCTTGCCAGAGTTGGCGTTGTGGGGTTCAGCAATCTTCTGACCCTTCTTGTTGGCATCATGGGCAATCTTGGTGTCAGAGTAGTCAGAAGCGGCTTCCTTCATGGACTTCTTGGAGGGCTTTTCTTCCTCCTCTTCCTCTTCTTCGTCCTCGTCTTCCTCGGACTCTTCCTCTTCTTCCTCTTCCTTGGCTTCTTCTAGTTCGCCGTCGAACTCCTCTTCCACGATTTCCTCCTCAACAACCTCTTCCTCGCCTTCGGGGGCATCGGTGGGTTCATCGGTAGGATCGGTGTTTTCTGCGAGGAAGCCTTCCCCTAGAATTACCTTCTTGATTACATCTTCGATCTTTTCGTTAGCCATGACTGGAGTTCTCCTTTGAAATATGTAGACGCTTCAGAGTTTTGAGATGAAGTCTTTGAAGAGGCGAATTGCCTGTTCTTCTAGTTTGCGTGATGGGGTATTTTTAATTACTTTCTTGTAATTTTCAATAACCACTGGTTTGAGAACCCCGTTATCCCAAATCCATTCCTTGCCTTCCATGATACCGTTCACAAACGCATTGGGTGCGGAGGGATCAGCCACCACATCCACTGCTGCCAGCATGAAGTCTTCCTGTACCACATTGACTCCATCTTGTTCCTTCAGGCTTCCCATGCCTCGTGACGAAACGCCTAGTTTGGCTCCTTCGTCAATCAGATTCTTTACAATCTTGCCGTAGGGGGTGTCCATGATCTTGGCTTCACCAATAATCTGCTTGCCGTCTACAGACAAGTTCTTGATGATGTGGGACACACGCTCTAGGTTGACGGTTGGGCCCTCTGGATGTCCGAGTTCACCCATAGCACGGTTCTGCTTTACATACTCGTTGGTGTAGCGACCAATTTCTTTTTCCATTATCTCACCGGGATACACGCGACCGTTACGGTTCTTGGTATCCGACTCCATGAACACACCCTTAATGAAATAAGTCTTCTGACCGTTCTTGTCTTCGGTCAGAACTTGGATGTCGCTTTGGGTTGTTTCGGTGATTAACTTCATTAGTCTTTAGCAGCCTTCTTTTTGTTGTACTGCTTCCATGCGGTTGCGTACATTACTTCCTTGCCACGCTTGCCGTACTGCTTGGCAAAGGAAGCCTTGGTGCGGGGAGAACCAGTCATCTTTTCCATTCCAGGAGGAGACACTTCGTCTAGTTGCTCGGTTTCTTCGGCAACCTGTTCAGTATCTTCAGCGACTTCCTCTGTCTCTTCGTACATGGAAGGCTTTTCTTCCTTGGACTTCTTCTTTTCTTTCTTTTTTTCGTTTTTCTCGCTGGGATCGTCACTATAGATGCCCATCTTCTTGTCTTCGCTGAATAGATCAGAAGCAATGCCTACACGCTCTTCGTCTAGCAGGAGCGAAGCCTTGGCGTATAGAGCGTTGAAAACGCACTCTTTAGCGTCCACATAGTTCTTCTCTAGCAGGGCTTTTACGATCTTCTTGTTGTTGTCCATAGGTTCTCCTTGTCAGACCTTATTTATTTAGTATTCCCTATATTTCTCGTATAATGCTATTATTCTTTGGGATTTCCGAATTCATCTTCGTCTTCGTCGCCCCCAACTATTTCCCCGATTGTGACTTGAGGTTCAGCAGCATCGGCAGCGGGTGCTCCCGCAGCAGGGGCGGCTCCAACACCCTCAACAGGGGTCATTTGCCCCTCGGGAGCCACAATTTTGCCCTCTGCGGTTTCCTTCTTGATGGCATTATCAATTTCTTCAATGTCTTCCGCAGTCTGCTTTAAAATATGCCGACGCACAAAGTCGCGGGAGTAGTACTTGCCCACAAAGTCTTCTGCGTCTCTTGCAGTCTGTAGACGATCCTTGAGCACTTCGCTTTCCTTGAGTTCAGAGAAGTGGGAGTCCTTGTTGAATTTGAATGCAATCTTGGGTTCAATTTCCTTCCACTCGTCTTCACGAATTATTCCCTTAAGAACCAACTGAATTCGGAGCAGATTCAAAAATACTTCAGAGAACTTCATACGGAGCCGTTCCACAAACTTAAAGAACTTTACTTCGTCACGACTAATCTCTGAAGCACGACCAATATTAAATCCTGTGCTTTCTTCTAGACGAGTAGTAGGAACATTAAGAGATTGGAACAGTTTCTTCTGGAAATACTTCACATCTTCCATCTCGCCCAAGTTTTGTCCACCCTGTAGAGTGCTGACTTCTGTGCCCTTGCCGCCTTCACGACGAGGCATCCAGAAGTCTTCCAACATGGACAGGTGCTTACGGGTATCGTTGATCTCTCCTGTGGTGGGATCGTACATGAGTTTGTTACGATATCGCTGCATGAGTCCACGCACATACTCTTCAGCCTTTTGCTTGGGAAGATTTCCAACATCCACATAGAAAATACGGCGTTCAGGAGCACGAGCCAAACGATAGATCAATACAGCGTCTTCAATCATTCGCAACTGGTTGAGTGATTTGATTGCCTTGTGGAGATAGCCCACAATCTTCTTGCGACGAGCATCAAACAACCCGCTATGAACAAAGCAGATGGCATCAGGATTGATCTTTAGCCCGTCAAGGGTCATAGACGCGGAAGCCTGATCCTGTTCAGAATAGATGTAAAACTCTTCTATATCAGAGACAAGGTTTATGCCTTTAGGTGCAGAGCCGTCAGTAACAGGTTTCTTCTTTATTTTGCGAACCTTTCTGATCTTGGTGGGATCAATAGGACGCAATTCAATAATACCTTTTTTCTTGTTTTTATCATCAACAATAATGTGATAGTAGATACGGCTGTCCACATACCACTTGCGAAACAACTCGTATCCACGACGAGTAAACTCCATGAGGTTCATCACTTCGTGGAACTCGTCTTCAATTTTGTCTTTAATGCTTTTATTTTGCTTGACAGCAGAAACATCAATCTTGACTGCATCTAGTGTATCGTTATAGACAATGCTTTCGTTGCAAATGTCTGCAATAGCACTTTCCACTTCAGGATGGAGTGCCATCTCACGATACTTGTGAATGAGTTCAATATCTGATTTTACCGAACCGTCAAAGTCAACATACGCACCAAAATAACCACCCACTTCGATGGGTGTTGCTCCGTCATCATAATCAGGAGGCACAAAAGAAACAGGCTTCTTGAGGATATCCTCCGCAGAAGCCGTTTCCTTAGCGTCCTTTTTTCCGATACTAAAACCGAACAGGTTTATCGCCATAATGTAAATACCTTTTCAAAAAGTATCAGAAACCTTGACCGAAATTGATTCCAAGTCCCTGTAGTAATGTTCCTACTCCGTTTCCACCAATTGCTGCTGCTGAAGCAGGACCGGGAGCAGCCTCCCACCAAGAGTAGTTTAGAGTAACAGGGAATTCTGCAATCTGGTCATTGTTCTCGTAAGAGAGATCAATGCTGCCGACTTCGCTGGGGAAGCAACCGATAAAGTTGTAAGTGCGGACTGCCTCGCCGTCGCGGTGTAGTTGAGTTACAGACCAAGTAGGCATAAACTCCATGAAGTTTCGGGGTGCAATATTTGCAACATGTTGATTGAAAATAGCACTCCAAGCCTCAAACGCTGAACGCAGAGACAGATTGGTATCAGAGATTACGGTGAGCGACCAATCGGCAAATGTACGATCACCTGGTAGTTTGATCCGACGACCACGATACGGAACTTCAATAGTTCCTATCGAAGATGCAGGGATCTGTGCTGCTTTCACCAAGAAAGAAACTGCTCGGTTATCCGAATAACCCGGAATCGCACCGTTTACTACGAACAAATTGGTACGAGCACCACCGCCAGCAAAGGCGTTTACGAACCCTGAAATATTGTTTGTTGGTTCTACTGGCATTAGGACTTACTCCTTTTTCTCTCTTATCTATACGATCAGCCGCCAACTTCGCTGAAATTTACGCCAGTCTTGGTGGCGATAAAGTTCAACTGGATGAAGTTGATGCTACGGGTTGGTTTGACGAAAATATCGGCTACAAACTCGTTGCGGTCGATGACTTCGCCTGTGTTGTTGGTTTCATCGCACACCACCTTGAAGTCGGTGATGCCACGACGCTGTTGCACAGTCTTGAGGAACGGAACAACCAAATTTCTGAACTGTGCACGGGTGAATGCGTCGTTCTGTTCGAACAAGAAGAACTTGCTTGCGGTGGCAATTGCCTTCTCAAGAATGATGAACAGGCGACGAACATTGATACGGTCGAAGGCAGAGGGCTTGGTCTGCATGGTCTTGTCACCAAACAGGATCACGCCCTCACCTGGGAACGACACGACAGGGTTGATCTGTCGGGTGTACAGTTCGTCGCGGTGAGCCTCGCTTGAGGGGTTGTAAGCCAACTTGACTACGCTCTTGATCTGTCCACGGTTGAAGCCTGCGGGTGAGAACCACGCTTCATTGGTGAACTCGGTGCGAGCAACTAGACCTGCAATGTCTGCGTTGAGCGGAACAAGTCGGACTAGGTTGTTATAAGTGTCTAGTTGATACTTCCAACCGCTGTCGCAAACAGCATACGAACTGTTAACATTCAATGTGTTATTGCGGAAGGTTTTGATACTACTAAGTGCTTCGTATGGTAGTTTGTTTTCCACATCGGATTGTGCTGGAGAAACAAATGCCATGCAATCTAGACGCTTCTCACAAATCTGCTGAATGATTAGTTGTTGAAGTGTTGCAGAAGCGTTTCCTGTTGGGAGCAGAGACACATCAATGGTGTCTGCGTCTTGGAACAGACTCCATCCGCTTCCCCACCGCTCGCTGTCGTTTGGTGCGACAGAACTACCACCAGTCAGTCCTAGAGAGTTTACTCCGTGACCAACAGCCGATGCAGTTGAAAGAGCGGAACCCAAGAGAGTGTAGTTTGTGTCTGATGCTACTTTAACTGTGCTAGTGTCTGGATCACTTCTGGTTGCCCAAATGTATTTTGACTGATCGTTGATTACGGTTCGGTAGTAGTTGCTGCTACCGTCAAAATTACGGGCATCAGAAGCACGAGACAGTCCTTCAAATTTTTCGAGCAGAGCGTTTGCGGTTCCTGTCCACTTACCATCTTTGTCGAGAACTAGAATATTGATAAGATCGTTTGATCCACCCGCATCTGAAGAGTATTGAGTAGTGGTTGCTCCAGTAGAAACATATTTTGCGTATACACTCTTTATATCAAATGCTGCACCACTTACTTGTGCTTTTGGTAGCAG